GCGAATTCCACCACATTCTCAGAACTAAAGAAAACACGCATCAGGCTTGGCAGCATGGCCGAGACAGTGTCCCGCACCTCCATGGCCACCACCTTGCTGTTGCCTTCGACCTCATTACCAAATAAATCACCGCGATAGTATTCAGTCCCCTTGGCGCGTGTGGGTGACAGATCACTGTCCACATAGCTCACCGCATCGGTCAGGTCTTGCGTGATGATCGCTTGCAGTTCCGCATCATCCATTGGCTCGGTGGCTGCAATGTCGGTGGATAAATTTTCAGTCATGTTATCGATCATGGTTTAACCTTTGTGAGAACCACATACATAGATTCCACAGCCCGTGGGGTGCGGATAATTTCGTCATGGGGCAATTCTAATGATTCTCCCACCTTTGAGAGCCTCATTTCTAGCGTTGTCAGCTCAAACCGGTCGGGCCAACCCAAGTACCAGTGCCAGTCGGTGTAATACCGCCATGAGTTCTCGTTAAACGCCCTGACATGGGTCGGGTCCTGCCAAGCGCCAAGGCTTAAGTCATGCGGCACATGAATCCGCATCTCACCGCCCACCTTGAGCAGCTCTTTGCAGTTGGTCATGGCATCGACCAAATTTGGGATGTGTTCCAGCACATCATTGGCCAGAATCGTTTCAAACATCCCTGGCACAACTTCCAGCTGGCCAAACCTAGTCTCTAGCGTGTCGCCCCACTTGATGTCGCTGATATCCACCAGCCAATCTGGCGTCTTGCTGGCCTGTATATCTGCATTCAGATACTCAGGATTCCAGTCCTTGCCGGACCCCAAGTTAAGAATCAAACCAGGCACTCGCATAGGTAGGTCTATTTTCTTTGAGCCATGGTAGCGCGTCTTCGTGGAGCTTTTGGGCATTAAAACCGATGGTATTTGAGCCAATGTGATGAACATAACTGGCGCTCACAAAATGTGAGTATCCTTTTTCAATCAAGTCCCTACAATGCACATCATCGCTGTACCAATTGAGAGGGGGAAACTTTGCCTGCTCAAATGCATCACTTGATATCCATGCAAAAATTGGGCTGACCTCCTCGGCCATCTTGATGTGCGACTCTGATGGGTATTTGTAAAAATACAAATTCTCATTAGGGTCGCTGATCCGCACATTCTGACAAGGCCGAGCCGCATCAGTCCTCGATGCCACCCACCCAGCCTTCACGCTGTTCATGGTCTTGATAATCTGCACATCTTCCATCAGCGTCTTTACGCTGGTGGGTGTCAGCACGATATCGTCATTGGCCACAATGCAGGCTGACCAGTCCTTGAGCGCTGCCTCAATCACCTCGTTGTAGTCCTCGCCAAAGCTCCTTGGCTGGCCATAGATTTTGTAGTCAGCCTCAAACCTCTCAATCACCGACTCAGGACCGCGCAGATAGACCGGACACTCTGGCGCGTATTGCTTGATGGACTCCAGCAACACGGCCAGACCTTGGCCCCTGACAGTGGCAATGACAATCGGACAGATCATTTTTTTGCTTTGTTCCTGGCACTGATGGCCGCGGCCTTTGCCTTGGCATCTGCCTTGGAGCTTGCACCCCATGCCTTCAATGACAGCAGCAGCCTGGTCGGCTCACCGCCCTTCATCTCAGGACCAGGCATATTGCCCATTCTCGCCAAGAAGCTGGCGCGCCTTGGGTTGTCGCCTGCTTTGACTGGCGCCTTGAGGTCCATACCCTGCGCCTTCGCACTGGCACGGCCCTTGGCGTTTAACCCGCCAGAGGGTGACTTACCCTCCTTACGCTGCCAAGCTGGGGTCTTCATTTTTTCTTCACTGGCTTGGCGGTTTTAGCCGCTGCTTTAAAGTCAGCAACGCTTGGAGCGCCCTTTGCACCAGGCTTGCGCATTTTCTCTTTGCTGCCAGCAGCAATTCTTTCGCGTTTAGCAGCAATGTTTGCATATAGCCCTTTCATTCTTCTTCCCCTTCATCTTCCATGTCTTCATCTTGCTCTTCACCCGTATTGGGGCCGCCCACCACCCATGCATCACAAGTTCTGCTTGCTGCGCACTTGAAATCAAAGATTTCGCAGTAACCCAGATCGGCCAGCTTGATTGTTCCCCAAGGGTCTGCTTCCATGCCAATACCCTGGGCAATGCAGTTCTTTAGCTTGTCAGACACATTGAATGCCGCGCAGTTACCGCATAGGCTTTTCTTTGAGTCCTCAATGCTCACATCCCACTGGTCTGACTTCTTGCGCCAAAAAGCCTCGTTTGGCAGCTTGGGATTCTCAGGACCATAGGCCGCGCTGGTAATTGCCTTGGCGCGGTTTTTTAGGTTGAGCGTAATGTCTTGCGTGGGCAATGGGCAGTTCTCGCCACTTTCCATGTCTTCGCCAGGCTCTTTGTCCATGACCTGGTCCATGGTGCGTTTTAAAGTAGCCATTATTTTTTCGCCTTGTTCTTTGCTGTGCGCTGACCGCGCATGGGCATCTTCGCTTCACTCATTGCAATGGCCACCGCCTGCTTGGGGTTGGTCACAACCTTGCCAGTCCCACCGCTGTGGAGCTTGCCGGCCTTGTACTCACCCATCACCTTGCCGACCTTCTTTTGCGCTTTACTCATTGCCTTCATAGGTTTCCCCCATTGGTTTGTCAATACCCGAATTATGCAACCCGCGACAGGTTTCTGCGCAGTGGCTGGCTCCACTTGCTTGAGCCACTGCTGCCGTACATCCCCATCACCGCATCAGACGCAAACGTCAGGACAAAGGCATCAGCCTTGTCAGGGCTTGGCAGGCCGCGTCTCTTGATCTCATCCTTCCCCTCGATGGCGATCTTGCCATTACTGGTGAATGAGTACCGCACTGTGGCCAGCTCAGATATCAAGACCTCATCCTTTGGCATCTTGCAATCTCTGGCCTCAAGCCACGCCCGTGCCTTGTACCAAAGCTCTGCTTTCAAATTCCTATAAGTCCCGCCCATGGCTGGTGACTCGGACACGTTGATGCCTCTGGCCGGCAGGCCCAGCTCTCTCAGCCGGTCCACCACCCCAGCTCCTAATCCAATTGAATCGACCAGTATTTCCCTTGGCTGCTGGCTTGGTGGCAGCGCCTGGTACTCGGCCACCACCGCGCCAGTCAGTTGCATCAGGTCCAAATTTTTCCATGTCCGTATGTTCTCAGTGACCGCATTCCCCTGCCTTTTGCACAGCGCTGACCTGTCTGATCCAAACCGCGCCACATCCAAGCCCCAGATCATGGGCGCGTACTCACTTGGCGCCACATCCCTGTTGACCGCACTTTCGAGCAAATCCATGGCAATCACAGTGTCATCATCCCCCTTGGGGAATTCACCGATCACCCTGATCCGGTAGACGTTGCTCTCCTCGCCATAGCGCATGGCCATCTCTTTGACATACTCATCACTCACCCGTGGCGAGTCAGTACACGCCACTTGAAACGTGGTCCACTCATCAGCCAGGCGCGTGTGGGTGTCGTAAAAGAATCCAGAGCTTCTCACCGGATTCCCCAGCAGCAGCGTCACCGCATTGTGGCCAGACATCGAGCCAGCTGCCGCCTCGAACACTTGCTCCGGCACACCAGAAGCCTCATCGGCCACCAGCATCACATTCTCCGAGTGAATCCCCTGCAAAGCCTCTGGCTGCTCTGCCCGACTTGTCCTGGCACTGATAAACATCTCAGTCGGTGCCGCATTGAACTCAATCCTCTCTTGCTTGACAGTCAGCAACCCCTGCAAAGGCAAAGGCATCGCATTGATCCAGCGCTTCAGCTCTGCAAACATGGCGTCATACAGCTGAGAGCTTGTCGGTGCAGTCACCACCACCTTGACTGGACTCCTGGTCATAAAGTACCAGAGCATGGCCCAGCTGCTTGCAGTGGATTTGCCCACCCCGTGGCCACTCCTAACCGATATCTTCCTATCCCCACGCGCTATCGCACCAAGAAACTTCACCTGCCATGGGTCTGGGTCCACACCAAGAACCTCCCGCACAAATAGCACCGGATCAGGCTGATACCTCTCCACCCACGCAGCAAACACATTTTCTTTACTCATGGGTGGATAGTCTCATAGATGGCCCAGGCTTTAGGACTCATCGCCCACTTATGCGCCTCTAACTCATCAGTCCGCACCAGTATCAGCAAGTGATACGTCATCGCCAGGTCAAACCTCTCCTCATTGATGGCCTCCATCATCCTGATCTTCAAGTCCAACAACATCACAGACAAATGCATCGCTGTCAATAAATCAGTCATTTGGCCATCTCCTTTAAGTTCTGACTGGTCACCCTATTGGTCCAGCACGATGCACAAATCCACCGCGACCTAGACATCTGCACCCCACCCTCGGGCGGCTTCATCTCTTCGCACTTATTGCACAGCCGTAATTTATGACCATGCACGTTCCCGTTCAATCTCACATGGTTATTTACAAAATTATTTTTCATGTTCTCGCTGGACAGCTTCTGCCCTGCTCACAGTTCTGGTGGCATGGTGGACACTTCCTGTCAATGAAATCATGCTCACTCACCCATGTCCTCAGTACCAGCCCACAGGCCGGACCAGTGGGCGGCTCTTCTTTCTTTTGCACTAAATATTTCCAAATTGCCCAAGCAATGAATAAAACATTAACTGCAATAAATAAGTAGATAATAATCACTGTATTCTCTGAATTTTATTATGTGGGTGCGTTAACCACTTATCACCTAATAATCTAATCGCTTTAATATATTGTTTCTGATTATGTCTATTCGTGCTAC